TTATTTACACGGTAGAGCTTGTGTCAGCGTCCGTGTTGTGTCTTGGATGACTCTTGATCACAGTCACACCATAAGGCGAACCATTTGAGTGTGTACCAGTATGATCTGCTACAACTCTAATGTATCTAGCCCCACCAACATAACCAATAGAGGTTACTTGAGGTGTTTCCGCATTATCATCTAAAGTCAAAAAGATTCCGCTAGAATCAACTGTTCCGTCAGTTACCGAAGTAGCTGCTGTAACAGCAGAGAAAGATGAGTTATCAGAGCTTTCTTCTAGTTTGAAATCAATTTTCACAGAGCTAGAAAGAGTGTCTCCTTCTACCCCTGAGTCAACAACAATAGTTGCTCCTTCAAACCCTTGCAGGTCAACCCCTGTGCCATTGGCATCAGCAGTTCTGACCGCAGGAGCAAGGGATTGCACTACTGAAATATTATTTGCTAAATCTCTCATAGTTTATTACCTCGCTTATGCTGAAATATTTTGTTTAACGATAGCCTCTGCTTGAACCACTTGTCCACCAACTCTTCTTCTAGCAATGTATCTGACATTACCAGTAGTAGCTTGGGTAAATGGATCTCTTAAGACCGCCATGTTGATCCTATCTACGATCATGTAAGCTCTATTAAAGTCACCGAAGGCAACAGGCTTTGTACCTGAACCAACATCAGGCATATCAGTAGCCTCAATGTAAGGGAAACCTAAAATAGTGTTAGTTACACCACCAGTTAGCATCATTCCTGCTTGGAAAACATACTGACCTGCAGTATCTTTCAATTTTCTGATAGCAGCTAAAGTACCTCTGTTAAATACAAAAGTACCATTTCTTGAGTATTCACTCTTAATTGAGTGTACTAAAGTTAATAGTCCATCTGCAGTTAAAGCAGTACCATTTCCAGAGTTTACTGAACTAACACTTGTGTTAGTTAAGATCCCTTCTGGTTTTCCAACTGAGTTACCAGAAACAAACGCAGCTCCTTCTGCTTTTGCGAATTGAGTCGCAAATTCAGATTGCATTTCAGCTTCTAGGTCAAATACTGAATCTTCTAAATCTTGCTCAGAGATATCTACCATAGCGTAGTATTCGTGAGCAGGGATTTCTTCCAGACCTACATTGTAACCTGTAGTTTCTGAACGAGTTCCTGATTCAGCAACCCACTGAGCAGCGAAGGTAGAAGTTCTTTTTGGAACTTGGATGCTTCTTTGTCCAGTGCTTCTTACTCTTGCAATAGATCTGATAGGAGAGATTTCAGTTACAGTTTTTAGTAACTCTCTTACATACTCAGGTGGAGCAAGATATCCACCAGTACTATCATTGCTTACAGTTAAGGCTTTCTTTTCAGCATCTTCCAATGCGTCAAAACCTTTTCTGCAGTAGTTTTCAAAAGCAACGCAATGCTCGTCAACTTGTTTAGTGTCAAATCCAGAACTAGGTCTTTTTAGGATTGTTTCTAAACTAGATAACTTTTCATTAACTTGCTCTTGAGCTTTTTCGGCTTGTGTGAATCTTTGGTTGAAATCTTCAAGACCATTCATCTTTTCTTCAATGTTCTCAATCTTGTCGTTCAACAAAGGATCAACACTCAAACCTTTTTCAAGTTGCTCTAACTTTTCGTCATTGGCTTTTTTAAATTCTTCAAAAGCCTTTCCGTACTCGTCCAAAGCTCCTTTTATAACTTCGTCAGTCATATTATGCTCCTTATAAAGTTTTTAAAGTTTGGGTTAAGTTTTTTATGGCATCTACCAATTCAGCATCTTCTTCTAGGATATCCGACATCTCGTCAGACTTCCTTTCTTCAAATACTTGGTAAACTGCTTTTGCAGCCACCTTTGCTTCTGAACGAGAAAGATTGAAAGCGTCTCGCATTCCGTTTTCCCATTCTCTAATAGTAATATCCTCAGACTTAACCATGTCCACCTGTGCTTTAGGGTTCATGGGGAAAGTTACTAAAGATACTTCCATTAATTCTACTTCCTCTATGATTCGCTTTCTTGTGCGTTTGTCATAGTGATAACCTTTTTCATTGGTTCTAAAACCAATAGATAATCCAGATAAAGCTCCCATCTTCATAAGTTCAAAGGCTTCTTTACCTGCCTGTGTGCCTAATGCTAATTTACCTTTTACATAAAGACCCTTCTCATCTTCACGGATCTCCTCGTAAACACCTATAGGCATATCGGATTTATGTTGATAAAGCATTTTGACCCCTTTAGGACCTTTTTTCCTTAAAGACTTTTCAAATGCTCCTTTTCTGATTATGTCGTTGCCGAGATCTGTATTGTTGAAAACAGACCCATACCCTTCAAAAATACCCTCGTCCTTTTCATCATCTTCCATAGGCATTTTGATATCAGCTTTGAATTGAATCTGAGTCTCGTAATCTTTTGTTTCATTACAAGAGCAATCTTCTTTTTTCTTAGGCTTCTTGGGTTTTTTCTTGTCATCGTCATCATCTTGATAACCACTGACATCTCTACCTTCGGCAGCTATATATGCGTCATGTGAAGCACATGGCATATAAACAGTCATTCCATCTTCGGTGTGTGAATGTGTGCCAGAGCAACCTATTTCTTCTGCTCTTGCTTCTGCTTCGGCTTCTGTCGTAAAGACATCATCCCTCAGTTCTCGTTTAGCTTGGTCATTCCCTTTGGAGTCATCGTATGCGTTTGCACAGACAGCTAGTCTTTGATCTGGATTATATTCATCAGTCATAGTTCTGTCTCCCATGCATCTGTTTAAAAATCGTTCTCTGCTTTCGCCTCCTTTCGGTTTGGGTATCGGCATATCAAATTATATCGCTAAATATCATTAATTAACAATGTCATTTTCATCTGCGTAAATAATTACACATCTGCAGTTAATAACATTTCTTGCTCCGCCCCTAGAATCACCTGCAAAAGCCATAGGCGATCCACCTACCAAAAAGTCCTCATCCATGCCTACTCGTTGTCCATTCGCTGCTGCATGGAAGGATCTAGTTCGTGAATCATTCACCGCAACCCACTGCTTTACCATCGGTATATAGAAATCATCTTTTACCTTTTCATGGTATTTATGGTTAGCAAAACTAGCTGCGTTATGTGTTTCTGTTCTAGCAATCAAAGCTCCTCTGCTTCTAACTATTGGCAAAACTATCTTATCTATTTCTTTGCTTATCTCTCTCAGCGTTAAATTATTTGCTCTGCCCTCTCTAATAATTTTATCTACCCTGTCTGCAATTCTTGTGGCTGTACCTACTAACAGCAGCTCTCTAGTTCTAAAATATTCTTCTGCCAAGTTATCTATATCTTCGTTTCTGCCAAAGACCAATGCTTCTTGTTTGATTATGTTTTCGTATTTATCTTCGTTATGTTTGTAGATAACTTCAAAGACCCTTTTGTAATGTCTTAGCATAAGTGGCAATAATTCTTCGTTGATTGCTCCGATTAGAATCTCTTTCTCAAAGATGCCTGTTTCCTCGTAAAGAAAGTTTCTTGTTCTTATAGCTTTCCTAAAAAGGCTAGTAAGTTTTCTAAACAATGACTTTTCTAAATTTGTTCGTATTCTTAATTGTTGTCTTACTTCTTTTGCTCTATTGACTCTGCCTTGACGAAAGTTAAGAAGTTTTTTTAGTTCTCTTGCTAAGTTCATTAATTATGCTGTCTTAACATTTGTTGCTTTTTCAACTCAGCTAAAGTCTTTTTGGACTTTTTTTTTGATGAGTCTGCTTCATTTAGAACTTAAAGGATGACCTTTAGGGAATAGATCCATATCGTGCTTACCGCCCTGGAATCTTCCTGTACGCAAAGCAAAAAGGAAAGAATTTGTTCTGGCATAAGCCCACTGATCTGCTCCTGTTACTCTCGGTCTAACCGAACCAGGATTATTGTTGTAAGCCCCTACGCCTCTGCGAAAGACAGCTTCAAGCATTCTAAGCGTTGCTCTTTTAGTAGGTTGGTCGCCATATTTTTCGTTATGATCATCAACCTTTTTCTTTAAAGCTGTTTTAACTTTTGCAGATACTTGCTTTTCATCCTCAATGTAAAGTTTCTCGTCATGTTCATCTATGTAAAACTGCCAATTATCCTCTACAAATTTATCTTCTGGATCTTTTCTGCCCTCTAGTTTTTTGGTCAGCTCAAGGATGACATCTTTCATGCCTTGTTCGCCAAGAGTTCCTATTACTCCCCATTTTATCTGAGCTACTACTCCGCCAACATTAGAAAGATTCGGTTCAGCTCCTTTGAACTGCTTTCCATCTTGGAAGTGTCTAGCAGCCCACGCTTCTCGTTCTTTTATCCAATCTAAGACAGCAGGGCTTTCTGAGCCTTCTCTAGCTCTTCCCCAAAGCATAAAGGCATCGTTGCCCCTGATGTTACCCCCTGCCTTCCAGATCTTTTTTCCGACACCTACCTCTTTCACATTCTTGGCAAAGTCGTAATCAAATTGCGGATAGTCTGAGTTTCTTAAAGAAATCTTTTTATCGTCTCCCTGATCAGGAAAGTTAGTTTGTTTTTCTAAATCAAAGTATTCTTTTTCATCTTCATCGTTCAATGGCTCTTCTGCTTCTGGAGCAGGTTCAGATCCTAATGGGAACAATGTTGCTGAAATGTAAATATCGTCTCCTCCGTCTATTGGCGAAAGACCTATGACTTCTCTAGCTTCGTTTCTTGTCATAATCCCTGCATTGACCGCAGATGTTATGTTTTCGTATGTTTTTCTTTTTCTTTCTGCTAAAGCAGGAATAGCATCTAAGTCGTAAGCAAACTCTAGTTCTTCGCTAAACATAGGCACTAACCATTCGTTAAGATCAGATTGAATCAGTTTCAAATGCGGAATGATTGTTTCTTCATACAAAGCTAATCTAGCCTCTGCCACATTTGCGTAAGTTTGTGCGTCAGGCACACCCACAAGCTGACTTGGTACACCAAAGCAAAGAGCAATATCTGTCGCACTCATGTGCTTGAGATTGAT